TTTTTGCCTGTCTTCCCAGACACGCGGATAAAAGCTATGGCAGATTTGTTTGGCTTGTTTTATATCGGTCAAGCGGGAGTGGTGGGTGCCTACATGGGAATGACGGCCTATATGAGTAAGAAGAGATAAGGGCAGTGATGGCTATTCCCATAACCGTAGGCGAATTTATCATTATTACTCTGGTTATCATTACTCTGATCATGGTGGTGAAGAAATGATATCACTTTTGGGCACCATTCTGGGCTTTGGTACATCCATCGTCCCTGAGATATTAGGATTCTTCAAGCAGAAGCAGGCCAACTCGCATGAGTTATCGATGCTCGAGGCGAAGGCCAAGTTCGCGGACCAGATGTCCAAGCTCAAGCTGGAAGAGTTGGACGCGGAAGCGGAGATTGCCGAGACGAAAGGACTTTACGAGCATGATCGATCTATTGACGCCGGAGGTTTTGTCAACGGTCTCAGGGGTTCTGTGCGCCCTGTCCTTACTTACGCCTTCTTTCTCCTTTTTTCTACCATCAAAGGCGTCACGCTTTACTCGATGGTGACGACGCAAGGCATGGATTTGTCAGTGGGATTGTTGGCAATTTGGGATCCGGAGACACAGGCCATATTTTCCGCCATCATAGCATTCTGGTTTGGAAACCGGGCCATGTCGAAGGCTCGTGCGTGGCAGTTGGAGCGCAGACAAGTTAAATGAGGAGAGACCAATGAAACTATGTGAATTGCAACGTGAGTGTCAGGACTGTGGGTCTTATGGGGCAGTAGAGCAGCATTACACGAAGGGCACTGATTCCGATGGTTCTGATATCGTTGAGATATTCGAATATCTTTGTGAGGATTGTCATAAAGAAAGACATACGGACATTAATGGAGATGTTTGGGACGATGTCAGGGAGATGCAGGCCCATTGGTATGGCTATTTTAGGGAGATGTCGAGTGAACCAACGGCGCGAAGCAAGGGAATAGAAGATGGCTGATGAACCTATTTCTTTGATCGATAATGCAATGCCCGCGCAAGGGATGCCTCTTGGTGGTTTGGGGGAAGAGGAGATTGAAGTTGAGGAGATCGAAGAACCCACCGATATCATGGAGGAAGAGGACGGCTCCGTTCTCCTGAATATTGGGGAAGCGATCAAGGAGCAATTACAGGCAGAGCCTGACGCTAATCTGGCAGAAATGTTGGACGATCAGGTTTTGGCCGACATATCTTCCGAGCTTATGGGTTATTATGAGGATGATAAAAGTGGCCGGCAGGAGTGGGAGGATACTTACACGGACGGCTTGGACCTTCTTGGCGTCAAGTATGAGAACCGGGACGAGCCGTTCCGTGGGGCAAGTGGTGTTACCCATCCCTTAATTGCGGAAGCTGTAACGCAATTCCAGGCGCAAGCCTACAAGGAACTGCTCCCGAGTTCTGGTCCTGTGCGGACTCAAGTTGTTGGTGCCGCCACTCCTGAAGTGGAGTCCCAGTCGCAACGTGTTCAGGAGTTCATGAATTTCCAGATAATGCACAAGATGGAAGAGTACGATCCCGAGATGGACCGTCTATTGTTCTATCTTCCGTTGGCGGGGAGCGCGTTTAAAAAGATTTATTTTGATGACATCCTGGACCGTGCGGTTTCCAGATTTGTTCCCGCTGATGATCTTTTGGTCCCTTATAACGCCACGGATCTGGCGTCCGCCTCAAGGATCACTCATGTTGTTCGTATGAACACGAATGATGTGAGGAAGTTCCAAGCTGGTGGATTTTATCGTGATGTGGAGATCAATCCTTATCAGGACGATGATGAGCTCCGTGAGAAGGAACGGAATCTTTCCGGAATTGAACGAACAGGGATGGATGACCAGGATTGCACCATTCTAGAGGTTCATACGGATCTGGATCTTCTAGGCTTCGAGCATGTGAGTCCGCTTGATGGTGAAGAGACGGGAATCAAGCTTCCTTATATCGTCACGATAGATGAGGGCAGTTCCAAGGTTCTGTCGATTCGCAGGAACTGGAACGAGGGGGACGAATATCACAGAAAGATTCAGTACTTTGCCCATTACAAGTTTCTTCCCGGTCTAGGGTTCTATGGCTTTGGACTCTTGCACATGATCGGCGGACTGGGTCGTTCGGCAACATCTATTCTGAGGCAATTGATCGATGCGGGTACTCTGGCAAATCTCCCTGCTGGCTTTAAAGCTCGCGGTATTCGTATTCGTGATTCTGATGAGCCTTTGTCTCCTGGCGAGTTCCGCGACATTGATGTGCCTGGAGGTGCTTTGCGGGAAAGTATCATGCCGCTTCCCTATAAGGAGCCCAGCCAAACGCTAATGGCGCTGCTGGGGTTTGTTGTGGCTGCTGGCCAAAGGTTCGCGGCGATTGCTGATTTACAGGTAGGCGATGGCAACCAGCAAGCGGCGGTTGGAACAACGGTTGCTCTCCTTGAGCGTGGTTCCAAGGTAATGTCGGCGATCCACAAGCGCCTTCACTACGCCCAGAAGCAAGAGTTCAGGATGCTGGCGAGGATTTTTGCGGAGTCTCTTCCTCCGTTGTATCCCTACAATGTTCATGGCGGGGAAGCCTCCATAAAACAAGCTGATTTTGATGAGCGCATTGATGTTATCCCTGTTTCTGATCCGAATATCTATTCCATGTCGCAGCGGTTGGCTTTAGCGCAGACCCAGTTGCAATTGGCGCAGACAAATCCTCAGATGCATAATCTATATGAGGCGTACCGGCGGATTTACGAGGCTATAGGAGTTCACAACATCGAGGCTCTTCTGCCGTCACCGAAGCCCCCGCAACCAACGGATCCCGCGATAGAAAACGCTAAGTCGATTATTCAGGAGACGTTGCAAGTGTTCCCAACGCAGGATCATGATGCGCATATTGCCTCGCATCTTGTGTTCATGGAGACGCCAATTCCAGCGGGAACGCCCCCCGTCTTTGGTCTTCTTCTGGCTCATTTATGTGAGCACATAGCGTTTAAGTCGAGAGGGGTAGCGATGGCTGAGATGATGGTGGCTTCTCAGGAAGCGATGTCCCAAGGCCAACCGGAACCACAAGTGGATGTGGAGGCCCGTGTCGCGCAGCTTATTGCCGAGTATACGCAAGAAGTCATGAGCGCCTTGCTGCCGCCGCCCGAGGGCGAGATTGATCCTCTTGTTCAGTTACGTTCCAAGGAACTGGATATCAAGGCGGCTGATATGGCGCGTAAGGCGGACGAATTCTCGACCCGGATTGCGTTCGAGAAGAACAGGGAGAAAGAGCAACAGGAGATAACGCGGGAGAAGATTGATTCCTCCGAAGATGTTGCGTTGTTACGGGCGGATGTCAATATGGAACGGATCAACAAGATGGGTAAGGAATACGGCAGTCAGTCTCCTGGAAGAGGTGAATAATGGCCAAACGTAATGGGAAAGAAGATTGGATAGGGGAGGCCATTAAGAGACCGGGGGCCTTTACGGCGAAGGCCAAGAGGGCCGGTATGACTACGTCTGCGTATGCCGCAAAGGTTTTGAAGAAGGGATCCAAGGCGTCCCCCCGCACAAAACGGCAAGCTTCTCTTGCCAAGACCTTGCGAAAGGTGCGAAAAGGATAAATTGTTCCACGTGAAACACTCATTTATGAGAAAGGGGAAGTTCCATGAAGGTAAGTAAAGCGGGTCATGAGTATGATGTTACCCACGGGACGGAGGATGTTCCGGTAGAGTGGGGACGCAAGAAGCTGGACCGTAAGACGGAAAGGCTTATTCAGGGGACCGAGTTCCAAGTCCGTGGCCGTTACTTCAATGACAATGATGGAAAGGGGACTTTCTGATGCCGATTTATCCAAGACCAGGCAGAGCAACCGTCGATTCAATGAGAACCCTTGCGCGGAACCCCCGTGCCGCCCTCTCCCCTCGAGACGATCAGAGAGTGGCAAATTATCTTACCCAAAACATACGGCCTCAACCTTTTAATGCTGGAGACGTTTCCATACAGGATTACATCCGGAGGAACGATGGTGGAATGGTTCGCAAAACGAGGATTTTCTGATGCCGACAGGAGTAATTTACCCCGATAGGATGGATGCTGAAGAGTATGCCCGTGAGGTGAGAGGGACCGTTGTTCCTGTTAGTGGGGGGTATACCGTTAAATCTGGGCGTGGTGCGATGCCTCGAGTTGTTGATGAACTTGGGTATCAGCAAGGGGGAAGGTCAGCCTTTCCGCGTGGCCCCATCAGGTATTCCAAGGGTGGAGCGGTGAAAGGGAAAGATTTCAAGGGTACTTTCTAAGGATGTCGGATCCGACTACCTTTGCATATTCCCTGTTGAAAGCTATTCAATCTCGCATTGGGCTAACGGAGACTGCGATTCTTCAAGGTAGCCCAAAGAACATGGAAGATTATCGTCAGCTTGTTGGCGAACTTACAGGACTTGAATTTTGTGAGCAGGAGATCAAGGAAACCCTGCAAGCTACGGAGGACGAATGAGCAAGACGCTTTATGTGCCGGACCACATAGCGGATTCTACCAAGAATGCCGCTGCCACAGCCGCATATGTGGACAAGAACGAGAAAGTTCTGGACCCCACCCTTGTTGACAAAAAATTAAGCGAACGGTTACCGCAGCCCACAGGCTGGCGCCTTTTAGTTATGCCCTATATGGGGAAAGGCGTTACGGAAGGGGGCATTCATATTCCCGATGCTGTTCGAGACCGTGAAGCCCTGGCCACGGTGGTTGCTTATGTATTGAAGATTGGATCGTTAGCTTACCAAGATTCTCATAAATTTGGGGATGCGATGAAACCTTGGTGTAAAGAAGGTGACTGGGTGTGTATTGGCCGATATGCCGGTGCCCGGTTCAAGATTGATGGCGGTGAGGTCAGAATCATTAATGACGATGAAATCATTGCAACGATCTTGGAGCCTGATGACATCAAGCACATTTAGAAAGAAGAAGGAGATCATGGGGATGAAACCATGCCAGAAGAGACCAAGATTGATGTTGGAGATACGGAAGAAGAGTCCGTTGATGTAAGTCTTTCCCCCGAAAAAGAAGAAGGGGAGGTAAAACTTGAACCAGAAGGAGAGACTACGGCTGATTCTCCCGAAGAGGAGCTTGAGGAGTATAGTGCGGGGGTTAAAACCCGTATTAATGAACTGACCAAGCGGTTCCGGGAAGAAGAGCGACAGAAGCAATCCGCCATACAGTATGCGGAAAATGTCCAGAAAGAGAATACGTCCCTAAAAACTCGGATTGACTCCTTGGACAAGGGCTATCAGGAACAATTTGATGGTCGAGTCTCTAGTGAGTTGGATTCGACAAAGAGAATCCTTAAAGAAGCCCATGAGACTGGGGATGTTGATCGTCTTGTAGAAGCCCAAGAGGCTCTGGCTTCCCTGAGTGTACAAAAGACCGCTCTTGATGCCGAGAAGGCCAAGGTAAGTCCCGAAGTTCCTGTGGACAAACCTCCCGCTCCTCCGCAACCACAAGCACCCCCAGACCCTAGAGCGCAAGCTTGGGCGAGGGAAAATGACTGGTTCGGCAACGATGAAGTGATGACATATGGTGCTTTTGGCATTCATCGTCGTTTAGTTGAAGATGAAGGCTTTGACCCCACATCAGACGCATACTATGCTGAATTGGATAACAGGCTTAAATCTGAGTTTCCACATAAACTGGATACCAAGGCTAAGTCTAACGGGGGAAGAAAGGTCGCGTCGGCTGAATCTTCCGCATCCCGCAACAAGAGTGGACGGAAAACCGTGCGGTTAACGCCTTCACAAGTGGCAATAGCGAAACGTCTGAATGTGCCGCTTGAAGAATATGCAAAATATGTGAGGGACTGACCATGACCACTGAGAACACGGCTCGCCAAAAGTCTACGAGAACGCCAAGAACCAACCAAGATCGTGCTTCAGAAGCACGCAAGGAACCTTGGAAGCCCCCGTCCATGTTGGACGCACCGCCCGCACCAGACGGGTATCAGCATCGATGGATCAGGTCCGAAGTTATGGGCTTTGATGATCGTAAAAACGTATCAGCGAGATCCCGTGAGGGATATGAGTTGGTACGTGGTGAGGAATTTCCTGATTTTGATGTTCCTACCATCGATGACGGTAAACACGCAGGTGTTATAGGTGTAGGCGGTTTGCTGCTTGCGAGGATTCCGGTTGAGATTGTCGAGGAACGTAGCGAATATTTTCGCAATATGACTCGAGATCAAATGACGGCTGTTGATAACGACTTAGCTCGTGAGCAACATCCAGCGATGCCAATCAGTAAACCTGATCGGCAAACTCGTGTAACTTTTGGAGGTCCTCAAAAGGAAGAGGGCTAGGAGAGACTTAAATGGCTAATGCAAACGGAAGTTTTGGCCTTCGTCCCCTGAGTAAGCTGGGGTCAGCGGCTAATTCTACTGGTGTGTCTGCCTACTCAATGTATGAGATCGCGAACGGCAATACGAACAAGATCTACCACGGTTCTCCCATCATTCCCCTTTCTACGGGGTATATCGATATTGTGGGAGCGACTGACGGTGGTACTGTTGCGATGTTGGGCGCTTTCCAAGGCTGCGAGTATGTAGATTCCACCACAGGCAAGACTGTCTGGAAAAACTACTGGCCAGGTTCTGGGGCCGACAGCAATCATCCCGTTAAGGCGTTTGTTGCTGACGATCCCAATCAATTGTTTGTACTTGCGACGGACGCTACGTGGACAAGTAAGGCCACGGCAAGGGCGGCTGTTTTTGCAAATGCAGACTTTTCCACGGCTACAACGGGCACTGATGCTACGGGTGTTTCCCTGTGTCGTCTGGCAGTTAGTACAATTGCCGCAACCGCTGGTCTTTCTGTGAGGATCATGGGTTGGGTCGATGATCCGGAGAACGCTGATTTTTCGGCGGCGGGTATCGGTGCCATTGTCAGGTTTACAACCAACTTTAATTCACCCGAGGGTGGTATTGTGGTTGGTACTCCTGCAATGACCGGCGTATAGGAGGCTTGAGCTATGGCTATAAGTAGAGCACAACTAGCGAAAGAGCTAGAGCCTGGCCTCAATGCCCTCTTTGGTCTTGAGTACGCTAGGTACGACAATGAATCGGCTGAAATTTATGACACTGAATCTTCGGAACGTGCATTCGAAGAGGAGGTCATGCTTTCCGGTTTCGGGTCAGCGCCCGTTAAAGCGGAAGGAACAGCCATTTCCTTCGATGATGCACAGGAAGCGTATACTGCGAGATATACGCATGAGACTATCGCGCTTGCTTTTTCCATTACGGAAGAGGCAATCGAGGATAATCTTTATGACCGTCTTGCTTCCCGTTATACGAAAGCCTTGGCACGTAGCATGGCCAACACCAAACAGGTGAAGGGTGCTGCTACGTTGAACAATGCTTTTGATAGTACGTTCACGGGAGGTGACGCAAAGGAACTGTGCGCCACGGATCATCCACTTGTTAACAACAACGACCTTCGTAATACTCCGTCTACAGCGGCGGATCTTAACGAAA